TATAACATGATGGCCGATAGCGGTATTCCAGTAGAAGATTGCGTAATGAATCCAGCTAGTACTGCCGTGTTTACCTTTGCTCAGAAAGCCCCACAAGGTTCAATCACTCAGAAAGAACTGACGGCTATTGAGCATCTTAAACTATGGAAAGCCTATCAGGATCATTACTGCAATCACAAACCAAGTATCACTGTCAACTATACTGACGATGAGTTTATTGGAGTAGGTCAATGGGTATGGGATAACTTTGATTCAATCTCAGGCATCTCTTTCCTACCCAAGTCAGACCATGTTTATGCCCAAGCTCCCTTTGAAGAGATTGACGCAAGAACATACAACATGCACCCCAAGCCAAGTGTTGACTTTAATAAACTGTCAGATTATGAGAAAGAAGATACAACTAAGTCTTCACATACAATGGCATGTACTGCCAATGGTTGTGAACTAGTCTAAGGAGAACAACATGATTGAAACTATTATCACAAAGATCAAGATTGGGGCTACTCTGTCTAACGCAGAGTTAGCCCTTGTCTTTACGGAAGTATTTAAAAAGACTGAAGCACTTCAGGAAGAAATCAAAAAACTAAAGGATAAAGTAAATGACATCGAAAGAATTTCCAAGAATCGACCCAGAGTTGATAGAGAAGCTTGATAGCATTTACAAACCTCTTGACTATGATCCTGATTTATCTGTCGAAGAATTTGTCAGAGCTTCTGCTTATAGAGCTGGGCAAATATCTGTAGTAGAGAAGCTTAAACTTATTCTTAAACAACAAATGAAAGAGAGGTAATACATGGGTTCACCTAAAATTAGTGGCGGTATGTCACAAGCTGAATACTCTGCATTATTGGATAAACAGAGAGCTGACTCAGAAGCATCGGAAGCTAGAATGAGAGATTTCTATGACGAACAAATGCGTAAACAAGAAGAAACAGCTAGAAAACTTATGGAAGATATTCAGAATAGAGAAAAAGCAGAAGTAGAAAAAGCAAAACAGGCTGAAAGAGACTTAATGCAAGAAGCAGAGTTTCAACAGAACCAACAACAGGGTACTACTGAAGGACAGGATGAAGAAGAAGAAGAAGGTAATATTTCTGACTTCTACGGTTCTTTATATCAAGGTACTGAACAACGACCAGAATAAGGAGTAACTTATGGAACAGACAATTGCTGATAGGTTTAGAGTTTTACATAGCGCTCGACAGGCTAAACTAAACCGCGCAAGAATCTGCGCCAGTCTTACAGTTCCATCTGTTTTACCGCCCGAGGGTTGGAACGAAGAGCAGACTTTGCCACAGCCTTATTCGTCTGTTGCAGCTAAGGGTGTTACTGCAATGGGTAGCCGCATATTAAGTGCGCTACTCCCATTGAATGATACTCCATTCTTTAAGTTCTCTCTTAGATCTGGTGTAGAAGGTACGCCTGAAATAGAAAGCTTTTTGGAAACGCTTTCATATCAGGTGTTTAACAAATTAAACGCAACTAACTTAAGAGAAACCATTTATCAAGCTCTTCAACATGCTATCGTTGTTGGAGATGTTCTATTTATAATGGAAGATTCTTTTTCTTTTAGAACACAGAGACTAGATCAGTTTATTGTTCAAAGAAATGTAGAAGGAAATGTTGTAGAAATAATTAATCTAGAATACCATTTGATTGATATTGATTCAAAAGAAAATCTTTATGGTAATCAGTATGGTATTGAAAGAAAAGCTGGATATCAAACTATTTATTGTAGATATACAAGAAACGAAGAAGATGATGTTTGGTATGTCCGAAAAGAAAACAGCGAAGGCGAACTAATAGAAGAAGGCGAATATGCCGTTCTTCCAATGTGTGTTCTTCGTTGGTATGGTATCACTGGTGAAAACTATGGTAGATCCCATTGTGAAGATATACTGGGTGACTTACAAACTCTTGAGTCTTATACAAAAGCTTTGATTGAAGGTTTAGCTGCTGCGTCTACATTCTGGTTAGGAATAGATCCAACAGGAATTACGGAGATAGATGACATTGCTGATGCGCCCAACGGATCATTCGTTGCTGCAAGAAGCGGTGACTTTGCTGTACTATCTCCATCTCAAACAATGAATGCACAGATTAGTGCTTGCCAAGCTGCGGTTGAAACAATGCGTAGGGAAATCTCCCAGTCATTCCTTATGACATCTTCAGCCATTCCTAGCGGAGATCGTGTAACAGCCACGGCTATCAGAATGATAGGCTCAGAGTTAGAAACAGTACTAGGTGGCGCTTTCTCTAGCATTGCCAGAGAATTGATAGAACCACTAGTTAGAAGAACAGTATTCTTAATGCTTGAAAACAAAGAAATTGATAAGAGACTTTACAATCAATTCTTTGACAAGAATGGAATGCTTTCTGTAGAAGTTGTTACAGGTTTACAAGCTCTATCAAGAGATACCGATTTACAAAGACTTATGCAAATGGGCGAGATGGTTCGTAATCTTCCCGAGCAAGCATATGGTGCTTTTAGATGGGACGAATATGCAAGAGCTTTAATTTCTTCTCTTGGCTTTGATCCCCGTAACTGGGTAAAGACTGAAGAAGAAACCATGCAACAGCAGATGCAGATGCAGCAAATGCAAATGCAGCAACAAACTACAATGGGGGCTTTACAAGGGGCTTCTAATGTAGCTCAGCAAGCTGCTATTGAAGATGTTAAACAAACTGGTGGACAAAATATTCAAGCCTTAATGCAACAGGCTGGTATTGATCCCGCACAACTACTAGGAGGTGGCGCAAGTGAAGCGATTGGATAAGTCTAAAATGGCGTGTAATCGACCACAGAAATCACCCAAGGCTGGTAAGAAGCGGGTAGTCAAAGCTTGTGCCAATGGCAAAGAAAAGATTATCCACTATGGCGCGACTGGATATGGTCATAACTACTCACCCGCAGCAAGGAAGTCTTTCCGAGCACGGCATGGTTGTGACTCCGCAACTAACAAGCTATCAGCTAAACACTGGGCTTGTAAGGATCTTTGGGCTGGCCCCAAGGGTTCAAAGGCTTCATGCCCTAAGAATAGAAAGTGTAAGAAATAATGGCTAAGAAAGACGCTTGCTACAACAAGGTAAAGGCTTCTTATAAAAAGTGGCCTTCAGCCTATGCTTCTGGTTCTCTAGTTAAGTGCCGCAAAGTAGGTGCTGCTAACTGGGGTAAAAAGAAGAAAGGAAAAAAGTAATGGCTAAGAAGAAAAAGAAAGCTAACTTTTCCCTTGAAAAAGAAAAAGGTCTTCATGGCTGGTTTTCCCGCAACAACGGCAAGGGCTGGATAAACTGCAAGACAGGCGGTCCTTGTGGTCGTAAGAAGGCTGGTAAGGGTTCTTACCCTGCTTGCCGTCCTACTAAGGCCATGTGTACATCCAAGGGTGTACGCGCTAAGAAGTCAGGAAAGAGAGTATCTTGGGAATGAAATCAAAATTTAAATGTAACTGCGGCACTACTACCAGATTGACTGGTAAGGACGCACAGCCAAAGGCATGCCCTAAGGCTATAACAAAAACCACTAAGAAAGGTAAGTAACAACTATGATAGACAACGGACAAGAGACTCCAGAATTTGAATATCAGAATACTCCAGAGGTTAATCCTGTGGACTCTGCTATTCAACAGACAGAACAATCTCTTGTTGCATCACCTGAACAAGTTAATGCAGCAAAAGAACGAAAAGCATTTGAAACTTATGTCCAAGCAAACGGTGTTCAAGTACCGGAAAACTTTAAGGATATAGGTAGCTGGTTTGACAGTTTAAAAAATGCTCAAAAAGCTTATACTCAGTCTCGACAAGAAATTGCAGAGCTTAAAAAGAAGTATAACGACTCTACTGAAAATCCCGCATATAAACAACCAACCGAAAACAAACCTGTTTCAGAGAAACCTAAAGCAGATCTTAAAGAGGAACTTCGTATTCCAGACAAGGCTGAGACTCCTGTAGATCAAAAGCCAACTGAAGTTGCTCCTGTTACTAAGGAAGATTGGGATAGATGGTCGGTTGAGTTTTCCGTAAAGGGAGATCTCAATGAGCAAATGATGGAAGAAATTCGTCAAAAAACAAAACTTCCTGACTTTGCTATTCAGGAATACATGCAAGGTCAGAAAGCTAAGCTTCAATTAGCTTTCGGAAAAGCTGCTGATTTGATCGGCGGTCGTGATAGACTTGCCGAACTATTTGGCTGGGCTAGCCAGACAATGAACCCTAATGAAATTAAGAGTCTTAATGCGGCTCTTGCTACCCCATCGTGGGATGTAGCTCTTATGGGTTTAGCCTCTAAGTATGAAAGAGCAACTGGCGATACAGTCAAGAAAAAGGAACCCGCTAAAGGTAAACAGGTTCCTGTAAGCGCAACCCAACAGGGTCTTGTTGCTTATAAAACAAAGAGAGAGTTCTATGCTGATCGTAACAACCCACGCTTTACAGTAGATCCTAAGTTTAGGTCTGCCGTGGAATCACGAATGGCTAGAACGGATTTCCGAAGTTTACCATTTTGACATTGTTTAGCAATGCAATAAAGTTCCCCTATTGGCTGAATCTAGTTGCATTGTTAAACACCAACTAACAGACTCCTAATGGAAAAATCCTTAAGTTGGTTAGTCTAACTGTACAGTTTTAATGTAATCGCAATATTTTTTTAGGAGTAATAAACATGGCTTATACAGCTGGTGATGGTGACTTAACAGCAGGCATGCTTGGTATGCGTACCGATGTAGCTGCTGGTGTATCAGGTGGCGTAGCAGGAGCTAACAAGCTTTGGCTACCAATTTGGTCAGGCGAAGTAATTAACGCTTATGACCAGTACAATGTTTTTGAAAACCTAGTTGATGCCCGTAACATCTCTGGTGGTCTTGTTGCTGAGTTCCCAATTACAGGAACAGTTGCTATTAATCCAGCTTGGAATGCTGGTGTTGAACTAATTGGTAGCACTACTGACTCAGCTTCACAAACTATCGCAATTAAACTAGACAAGCGACCAATGTGTGCTCACTTTGAACTTGACAATGTAGATCTAATGATTACCCAATGGGA